GCCCTCCGCGACGTCATCCGGCGGGCCGCCCGATGACGGCCCCCGCGAACCCGTTCGCGACGCACCCGAACGAGGACCCTGATCACCTCGCCGCCCGGCAGGCCCGCGCGGACTACGCAGCGAAGACGGCCGCGATCCGCACGGACGTGATGCTGTCCAGCCTCGCCAAGGCCCGCGCCCTGGCCGCCGCACACCAAGAGCACACGGCAGCCGTAGCAGCCGCGCACAGCCGCGTCACCGCCCGCCGACAGGCCCGCGCCGACTACCTGACCGGGCTCGTGCCGTCCGGCCCGGACATCGCTGAGGGCACTTCCCCCGCCGACAAGGCGGTGTTGCTGACCGCGTACCGGGCTGCGGCGGCTGCCCTGCGCGACGCTCCCGACCGGCAGGCCCGTGCTGCACTGCTCGCCGAGGCTGCGAAGTACGGCGACGACATCATGCAGCGGGCCGCCATCACCCACGCCGCCGAGCACGGCGACGCCCGCACGGTCGACGCATGGGTCGAGCAGGCGCACGGCGTGCGGAACTTCGCGGCCGAAGTCGGGCAGCTCCGCGGAGCCATCGAGGGGCACGGCCCCCGCGCCCCGTTTGACTTCCAGGACTTCCGCGCCGAGCCGGCGCCGCCTGAGGCCCGCGGCCTGGCGCCGCTGGACAGTGCCACGCAAGGCGCGGCCTGACCATGTCGATGACCGTTGGCCAACTGGTGGCCACCTTCGACGTGGACACGCGACCGGCGGTTACCGGGATCACCCGCGCCGAATCCATGATCCATGGCCTCGCCGACGACGCCGAGGCCACCGGCCGCCGCATCCACGCCGGCCTCGATGAGGCCCTGTCGGAGCTACCCGCGGTCACCATCACCGCGGACAGCAGCGAGGCTGATCGTGAGGTCGACGCGCTGCGGCAGCGTCTGATGGTGCTGCGCGACACCCGTATCGGTGTCGACGTCACCACGGAGCAGGCGCAGCACGAGATCGACGCGGTGCGGGCGCAGCTCACCGCGCTGAGCATCGACCACCCGACAGTGGAGGTGCAGGCGTCCGTCCGTGACGCCGTGGCCGCCCTGAACGTGGTCATGGCCGACTCGACTGCCGTCAACGCCTCCGACCCGTCGGTGCAGGTGCACGCGGACACCGGCGCCGCCACACGCGGCTTGGCGCAGGTCGCCATCGAGGCCGAAGCGGTCGGCCACCTCGACCCGCACATCAACGTCCACACCGACACCCGCGGCGTCGGCGTTCTCTCCCGGGCCCTGTCCGGCCTCACCGGCATGTTCAGCAGCCTCGCCAGCGGCGCCGCCGGCTCCCTCGCCTCGGTCGCCAAGCTGCCCGTCATGCTCGCCGTGGGAGTGCCCATCGCAGCCGCCCTCGTGCAGACCATCGGAGACATCCTCCCCGCCGCGTCCCTGGCCGCCACGGGCATCTTCGCCGTGCTGTCCGCGACCTTCGCCCTCAAGATCGGCATGTCGGGCGTGGGCGACGCGGTGAAGGCCGCGTTCGCCCCCGGCGCGACGGCCGCCGACCTCAAGAAGGCGCTCGACGGCCTCGCCCCGTCCGCCCGCACGTTCGTGCTCGCCCTGCGGTCGATGAAGCCGCAGTTCGACGCGCTCAAACTCGACGTGCAAGGGCGACTGTTCGCCGGCCTGGCCAGCACCGCCACGCACCTGGGCACCACAGTGCTGCCCACCGTGCGCGGCGCCCTCGTCTCCGCTGCCGGCGCGCTGAACCTGATGGCGCTCGGCGTCGCCGGAGCCGCCAACAACCTCGGCACGTCCGGCACGCTCGGCAAGGCCCTGGCAGGCGCGAACGCCGGCCTGCGGAACATGTCCGGGATACCCGGCATGATCGTGACCGCGCTCGGCCAGCTCGGCGCGGCTGCAGCGCCGCAGTTCGCCAAGCTAACCGCCGCCGCGGCCGACGCAGCGGCCAAGGTTTCGGGGAAGCTCAACGCCGCCTTCACGTCCGGTGCCCTCGGGAAGTCCATCAACACCGCAGTGGGCATCGTCAAGCAACTCGGCGGCGTCCTCAAAAACATCGGCTCGATCATCGGGTCGGTATTCAAAGCCGCGCAGGCGGGCGGCGGCGGCCTGGTCAACACCCTGTCGAGGATCAGCGGCGCTCTCGCAACCTCGCTGTCCAGCCCAGCCGTACAGGCCGGCATGACCGCCGTGTTCGGCATGTTCGGCGAGCTGTCCAAGCTCCTCGCCGGGTCGCTCGGCCCGATGATCGGCCAGATCGCCAGCGCGTTCGGCCAGGTCGCACCCGTCGTCACGACCCTGCTGAAGTCCCTCGGCAACGCCGCGCCGGTGGTCGCCCTGATCCTGCTGCGCTTCAACCCGCTGTTGGGCATCCTGTCGCTGCTCGCACCCGTGATGGGTCAGCTCGCCAAGCCCATCGCGTCGGTAGTGCAGGGGCTGGCACCGCTCATCGAGGCGGTGGGCACGTTCTCCGGCCAGCTCGGCAAGGCCCTCGTGCCCATCGTCACCGGACTGGCACCCGTGCTCTCCGCAGCGGCCGGCGCGGTGGGCGCTCTCCTGACCGCGTTCTCCCCGCTGCTGCCGGTTCTCGGCACGCTGATCGGCCAGCTCCTGCCGGTGTTCACGCCGATCTTCACCGCCCTGACCACGATCTTCCTTGCGCTGGCCAAGCCGATCCAGCAGATCGCGACCGCCTTGGGCCAGGCGCTGAAGCCGGTAATCGCGGCGCTCACCGGGGCGCTCACGGGCTTGGTGGCGACGATGCTGCCGATGTTCTTGCAGGCCCTGAATCAACTGCTGCCGGTAATCCCGATGATGACGCCGGTGCTGATCCAGCTCGGGCAGAGCATCGGGCAGATTCTCGCTGCGGTGCTGCCGTTGCTGCCGCAGATAGACATGCTCAGCATCCGCATGATCACGATGCTGCTGCCTGCGATCATCCCGCTGATCCCGCCGATGGCGCAGCTCGTCACGCTGCTACTGCGGCTGGCAACAGAGGTGATCACCAAGATTGTCGTGCCCGCGATGCAGTTGCTGGTCGACTTCATGGGCGGCTTGCAGAAGAAGTTGCAGCCCGCGATAGACGCCATAACGTGGGTCACTACTCACATCGCCAAGGCGTTTGAGTGGCTGTCCGATCACCTGGTCGGGCACTCCGTGATCCCGGACATGATCCGCTCAATCGTGTCGTGGTTCACCGGTCTGCCGGGCAAGGCCACGCGCGCTCTGGCGTCCCTGGGCTCGAAGATCGCCGGGGTTGTGGAGGACGCCGCCGGACGCATGACGCGCAAGATCTCCGACGGCGTGAGCGCTGCGGTGAAGGCCGTGAAGGGCATGCCGGGCAAGGCCAAGGCGGCGCTCGGCGATCTCGGCGGGTACCTCTACAAGAGCGGCAAGGCGCTCTTGCAAGGGTTCGCCGACGGCATCAAGTCCATGGGCAGCGCGGTGAAGGACGCCGCGACGTCGGTGCTCGGCAAGGCCAAGGGACTGTTCCCCAACTCGCCCGCGAAAGAGGGCCCCTTCTCCGGCTCCGGGTGGACGTACCACTCGGGCAAGGCGACAGGCCGTGACTGGGCTGCGGGCCTGCTCGATCAGCAGGACGCGGTGGGTGCGGCTGCGGCTGCGCTGATGGGTTCCGCGTCCGACGGTCTCGCCGGCTCCGGCGGCCTCGGCTCGTTCGGTGTGGCTGGTGGCGGCGCGGGCGGCATGTCCGCTGCGGGCGGCGGCGGACAGATGACGGTTCGGATCGTCGTGGACGGCCCCGACGCCATGAAGCGCCTCATTCGCTCGATCGTCAAGAACGACGGCAACGGCAGCGTGCAAAAAGCATTCGGCCGCACGGCGTAGGCAGCGAGCAGGGGGTACCGATCCGGTACCCCCTCTCGCCGGTCAGCCCAGCTTCGCCAACACGGCCTTGTACTCAGCCACCTGTGCGGTCGTCAGCAGGTGCGAGACCCGCAGCACCACCCCGCCGTTCCGCAGCAGGTAGTCCGGTGTGACCAGACCGCCGACCGCCTGCCCGATCTTGTCGATGTAGCTGACCCACGCCTTCGCGTCCGCGTCCGTCGCGAACACCTCGACCGCGGCGCCGGCCGCTACCGGGTGCTCGTCCCCGTCCGCTGCCTCCTCCTTGGCCTTGGCCGGGGCGATGCGGGAGTCGATGACCGCAGCCTTCGACGTGTACTGGTGCGGCCTGCCCAACTTGCCGTTCGGGTCGTTGTCCGCGGTGAACACGACGTCAACCCTGGCGGTGTGGATGCTGGCAGCGAGCAGCTTGGCGACGCTCTCAGCGTCCGTCTTGGCCGCGATCTTCGCGGCGCCGCCGGCCGCGATGGTGGTGCGGACGCCCGGCTCGTCAACCCCCTTGCTGTCGCTGCTCGATGACGAGCAGCCGGCCAGTGCGAAGGCGGCGACTGCAGCTAAGGCGACAGATGTGGTGCGGATGCGCATGATCCCCCCAGATCGGAAGTAGAGGGCCACACCGTAGCGGCGGCACGGGGCGGCCGTATGGCCTTTCGCGATGCCCGTGCTCACCGCAGGGCGTCGATGGCCCGCACGATCAGGGCTCGCGCATCGGCCCCGTACACGGCCATCGAGCGCAGCCGCTCGAACGCCGCGACGTACAGGGAAACCTCGCTCGGCTGCGTGATCGTCACCTCCGCGGACAGCAGTTCCACGGACACCATCCGGTCGTCGTAGACGTGGAACGTCTCCTGCGGCCACATGCGGCGGCCGTCCACCGACCCGGGGACGATCCCCAAGGAGACCGCAGGCAGCGCGCCAGCGCTCAGCAGGTGGCCGAGCTGGGCCGCCATCGAGTCGGCGTCGCCAAGCTGGTAGGTGAGTACCGCCTCTTCGATGAGCACGACGAACCGGCGCCCGGCCTGGTGGATGATCCTCGAACGTTCGACCCGCGCCACAGCAGCCGCCGGCCCGTCGTTGACGGGGATCTGCCGGAAGTCGGCGATCTCCGAGAGCAGCGCGGACGCATACCCCTCCGTCTGGAGCAGTCCGGGCACCAGGGTTGATGAGTAGACCCGGAACAGCTCGGTCTCGCGGTAGAGGTCGGTCACGCTCTCCTGTAGCTGCCGCATGCCGGCCCGGACCTGTTCGCGCCACTCTCGATACATCGACTCTGCGTTGAGGGACTGCGCGATCAGGTCGTCCGCGTCCTGTGCCCGGCCGCAGGCGGCCGTCCAGCGCCGTATGTCGGTGGCGTTCGGCGCCGTCCGTCCGTTCTCGATCCGGGACGTCTTGGCGTGGTGCCAACCGCACCGGTCGGCAAGGTCGGTCACCGTGAGCCCGGCGCTCTTGCGCAGGGTGCGCAGGCGCCGGGCCACCGCCTCGCGTGCGGATTGGGCGGACGAGGACGGGGATTCGGGCATCGGTGACCTGTCGGTGGTGCGGCTACTGGATCTTGTACTCGTTGTGCGGGACCGCCCGGGACCACACCGACGTGAACGCGCCCGCGCACAGTGCGGCCGCCGCCGGGTCGTCGGTGATCTCCTCCCCGGTCCACTCGCCGTCGCCGTTGAAGTGGTTCCAGTGGACCCATCTGTCATCGAACAGCCAGAAGTCGTTGCCCGGCAGCGTGAGGGCGGACGCCTGTCGGCGGGGAAGCCACCGCACCTGCTCGCCGGCAGCGATGTTGGTGAAGGTGCCGGAGTGCTCGAACCGGATGTACTCACTGACCGGCTCGGACACGATCCGGGTCCGCCGGACGACGACGCCGCGAGCGACCGTGGCGGCGATGAGGTCGAGCCACGGGCGCCACCAGGATGCGCGGTCGTCCGGATCGAGGCGACTACCTGCCCGCCAGTCGGCGAACGGGCCTGACTCATAGTCGACGGCGTAGTTGTCGCGCATCTCAAGATGCACGGCCGAGCTCGTGCAGGTGGCGATCAGCTCATCGAACGTCGGTGTGCCCGTCGAGGGCATCGCACGCCTCCCTGATCATCTTCACCATCCTGGCGGGGATACGGATCACGGCCTCACCGTCGGGGATACCCACGGCGTGGCCGGGTACCTCGAAGCGCTCGCACTCGGCGAGCGTTTCCTTGTCGGGCTCCCAGCCCTGGAAGACGAACTCGCGCTTCTCCTGGTCGACCCACACGGTGGGGCTCTGCTTGTCACCGGTGTTGGGGTCGATCCCGACGAACCGTAACGACATGTCAGCCTCCTACGACGATGGTGTGCAGTTCTGCGCACCACGGTCACCCGCCAGGCACAACCCGTCAAGGGCGCATCGCCAGTCTCCGATTGAGGCAGCAGAGCTGATTGCACACTTCTGCACATAGCTATCGCCTGTGCACATCGCGCTCGTAGCGTCGACAGCAGAATGCCCCCGCGGCTGGCAGGCCCGGGGACGTGGACGGCGCCACGAGAGGGCGACGACATGGACAACGGTACAGACACCCGGCCCACGGTCCGCAGCCTGCTGGACGCCCCGCTGAAGATGCCGCGGTTGCGGTCCCTGGAGGAGGCGTGCGACCAGCTCGCGGCGCAGCCCCTCGCGGACACCCTCGCCGATCTCCGGACGGCGATCCGGCAGCCCGTCACCGGCGAGGGCAGCCGCCGTCTCCACGTCCTCGTCTCCACGCTCTACCACCGCGCCGGCGCACCCCTGGACCTCACCAAGGAACTGCGGGCCGAGATCGAGTCGGCACACACAGCCCAGCACACCGAGGAGTGATCACCATGTCCTGTGGAAACGAGAACTGCCGCAAGGGCGGCTGCACCACCGACCCCAAGCCCGCCCCGACCGGCACCGTCCGCAAGCCGTGACCGTGCGCTGCGCCCGCTGCGGCCTCGACGTCGATGCAGGCCGCGAGACGGGCGGCTGGTCCGCATCCGGCCCTGGCGCCTGGTACCACGCCGACGAGGACGACTGCGGGCCGCCGCTGCCCACCGAGCCCCTGCAGGCCGTGCGGCTGTCCGGTGGCCGCGGGCCGTGGCCGAGTGACTACGACATCGAACAGTTCGTCGGCCGGCCCGACGGAGCGCCCGGGCGTACCACGGGTCCGCTGCGGTGCGCCCGATGCCAACAGACGATGATCCCGAGCCAGGCGAAGGACGTGGACGTGGAGCAGGGTACGTCCGCGTCACCGACGCTCGTCATCCACAAGCGCATTGCGGAGTGCCGCCCCGTCAACAGTGGACGGCGCCTGGTGCGTCGCTATCCCTGACTGGGCCGCCGGCGGGACGGCACGCAACATCACTGCTGGCGGCCCACACACCACCCGCCGCACCCTCGTACCCCCGTCGGGTGCGGCGGACGCGAGACCCCCAGCCAGAGGAAGACGGCCGGGGGTCTCGTTGCGCGTCATACGTCCGTCCTACGGGCGGTCGCCCGCGTCATACGGCCTGATCGCGCAGGCTGTGATCTCCGGCTGCACGCCCTCGGGTACGGCACCGCGGGCCCACGCGTTGGCGTACGTCCCGGCCACGATCGAGAGCGCTGTACGGGCAGCATCCGAGGCCGTCATACCGGCCCGTGCCATGACCGCGAGATCGGCGGCCAGGGTGTCATCCATCCGTACGGACAGCGGCGGGCGCCGCTTGGGCGCAGCGGCGGGCAGCAGCGGATCCCGCTTCACGCCGCACCGCCGGCCTGGACGTGTAGACGCTGGACCTCGCGGCGGGCAGTGGCTACCGCCTCGGCGATGCCCGCGGCGAGCCGTTCGAAGTCGTCGGGGTCAGTGGGCCACCCCGCCGTGTCGGCGAAGGACACCGCAGCGTGCACGGCGGTGCCGATCGGCAGGTCGGTGAACTGGTACTGCACGAGGCCGAGCGTGAACAGCTCGACCGGGCCGGCCGGGGTGGGCACGGAGATCACGAGGTCGGGCCCGTAGTGGCTGATGTCGGCGCGGGTGATGCCGTCGGGGTGGCCGTCGCCGGTGCACCAGTCGGGGCACTGCACGGTGACCGGGCCGTGGTCGTCGGTCTGCACGGTGATCGCGTTCCAGCGGGTCATCGGGCACCGCCGCGGCAGTCGGTCGCGCAGGCGAGCTTCTGGGCACCGGACGGCCAGCGGTCGCCGGTCGGGACCCACGGGCCGGCCTGGTTGCCGCACAGGTGGCACTCGGGTAGGTCGGGCTCGCCGGCGTCGAACGCGGCACGGAGTACGGACTCCAGCGGGTCAGGGCGGGAGGTAGCGTCTGGCATGGGTTCGGGCTCCTTGATGCGAAGGGGTTCGGATCAAGGCGCCGGGCGGTGGTGACACACCGTGCGGCGCCGCTTCTGTCTCCGGGTGCAGAGGAGACGAGAGCGGAGCACGGAGGGTCACGCCCATGCGGGGGCACATCGGGGGCACAAGGCAGCGGCTTACGCTGCGAAACGATGACAACCGCTGACAGTAGTTCTAGCAGGTCAGGCGCTATGTACGGCGTCCGCCGCAGGTCAGAGATCCGGGGGCGGCGCCTCCGCACGAAGCGCTGATTCACCGCGCCGACCAGGCTATTTGTCATCGCACGACTTCGACGGGGCACAACGGGGGCACACTGGCGAGGACCGACTCGACCACGGCGGCCGTCGCGTCGTCCTCCTTGGGCCACAGGTGCGTGTAGATGTCGAGGGTGATCGATGGCTTAGCGTGACCGAGGCGCTTCTGTACCGTCTTTGGACTCTGCCCAGCCGCGATCAGCAGCGAGGCGTAGAAGTGTCGGAGGTCGTGCATCGTCGTGTCGACCGGCACCCGCACGTCGGACCCGGCGGTTTCCAGGGCGGCGTTGGCGCGCTTCACCGTGCGGGCCCACACCTTCGCCCATGACCCCCGACGGATCGTGTCCGTGCGCTCCGAGAGGAACACCAGCCGGGCCGCACGGTGGGTGGGCTTCTGCCGGTCCGTACGATCCTCGACTCGGACGCCGCGGGCCGGGAACTGCGCCAGGTGCGCGGCGAGCGCATCCACGGCCGACTGCGCGAGCGGCACCGTGCGGTAGCTCTCGTGAGTCTTCGGCTCGCCGATGTACGGCACGCCCTTGTCAGGGCCGACGAGCTGCTGACCGACGCGCACCGTACGCCGCAGGAAGTTGATGTGCCCGACCTCGATCCCGAACACCTCGCCCTGCCGCAGCCCGGACGCGGCGGCGAGCAGCACCGCCGCCCGGTAGCGGTCCGGTGTGGCCGCCACGAGCGCGTTGACCGCCTCGGGTTCGAGCGGCACAAGGTCCGGCTTACGGTCGTCGGGCAACACGATCTCGTGGCACGGCGTCGCGCGCAGCGCCCCGTCGTACACCGCGGCCTTGAAGACCGCGGAGAGCACGTTGTACGGGCCCCGCAGGCTGTTCGGCTTGAGCACCCGCGACCGGTCCTTGACCCATGCCCGGATCTCCGACCGCTGGATACTCGCGATCGGCCGGTCGCCGAACGTCGGATAGATGTGCAGGCGTAGCGCCCGCTCTACCTTCGGCACGGTCGTGTCGGCGTGCACCGCGGAAGTCCGCCAGCGCTCAGCAACCGCCCGGAAGCTCTCCTTGGCGGCCTTGGGGTCCACGTACTGACCGCGATCGAGATCGGCCTGAATGGCAGATGCCCGACTGTCCGCCTTGGTCTTCTTCTCGTAGCTCTCTTTGCACTGCTCGCCGTTGAGATCGCGCCAGCGGACCAGCCACCGCTTGCCCCGGCCGTGTTCCTTGCCAGCGTACACCGTCTTGGTCTTCGTGCTGTGCTCGGCGCACCGCCTCGCGCTCGCCGGGGGCCGGGAGAGGTGCCAGCGGTCTACCACCTCAGCCATCGGCCGACTCCCCTGCGCCGCCGAGCGCCTTTGTGACGGCGGCATTCAGCCGGCGCATGATGTGGCCCTGCCGGGCCTGCCGTTCCCCCAGTGGGATCTCGCCAAGCTCGCCGACGAGTCGGTCGCGTTCCTCGGTGAGGCTGCGGTCCCACAGGAGTTCGGCTGTCTCCACCACTTCCTCCACCCGGACGCCGAGTTTGTCTGCCAACGCCCGGTCAGCCTCGATGGGGATGGACCGACCTCGCCACCGGTGGTACGCCATAGCCTCCGGAACGCTGCGATCTCCACCCACCGCGACCAGCGGCCGACCGCCGCCGCACCAGGCTCGAAGCTCGGCACGTGATGCCGTGACACGACATTCGGCGTAGTCCGCTCGCGGCGTCAGAAGCACTGAACCATCGCCCGCAAACAAGTCTGGCAGCGACACGTCCCAGGCGGCGGCGAGCGCGATCAGCGCCCCCAAGTCGACGGTCTCACGGCGCCCGCTCTCGATGTCCGAGACGTGTGTGCGTCGCCAGTTCAGCCCACTACGCACCAACAGGGCGGCGGCCTTGTCCTGCGTGAGGCGACGCTGTTTGCGCAGGGCTTTCAGGTTGCCCCCCACCACGTTGCCCACGGTCGGGGGTGCCTCTTCTTTCTCGCTCATTGTCCCACCATCTCAGATGGTGCGCGTGTTCACAACGCGCTCGTAGACATCTTCGTTTGTGGGTTGACGCAGCACGCCATCGCGTGCAGAATCTCCATAGCTCGTTCGCGTAACTATTACGCAAACGATGTGAAGGGAGAACCCTGCATGCCACGCGCACCGATCCCGGAGCCCCAACGGCCCCTTGCCAAGCCCCAGGAGATCGCCGACTACTGCGGCGTGCCGCTCGGCACCGTTTACCAGTGGTCCAGCCGCGGCACCGGCCCGAAGCTCATCAAGGTCGGCCGCCACCTCCGCGCTCGCTGGACGGATGTCGAACTTTGGCTCGACGCACAGGTCATCGCCGCCTGACGGGCGGTCAGCAGGTTCCCGCCCGCTGACCGCCCCAGCAATCCCACCCAGACGTGACGAAGCCCGGGCCGCCTCCTACAGCGAAAACCCGGGCCAGCCACTCACAAGGAAATGAGACGCCGTGACCACCGTACAGCCCATCACCGTCACCCTGCACCAGATCACCGCCGAGATGCTCGCGCACACCGCCGCGGCGAAGGTCGCGGTCACCCCGGCCGACGCCGACCCGCACATCAAGGCAATCGCCGAGTACGTTGTCGTCCTCCAGGACTGCGGCGTCACCCGCGAGCAGTTCCGCGGCATGGTGGCCGCCGCTGGCGGTGCCCGGTGAAGGCGCCGGTGCCGCGCCGTACGCGGCGCGAGGCGACGTCAGTGGAATGGCGGAGGCGGTACACCTCCTACGGCTGCCCGCCGGACGCCGACGGCTTCCGCGACCCGCTCGACAAGCTGCGGCAGCCCGACGGACCGAGCACGTTCTCGCTCAACCGGGCCGAACTCGCCGACCACGCCGCTCAACTGGCCGCCGCCGGCTGGGCCGAGTGGGAACTACACCAGCGGCTCGACCTGCCCGCGGCGGCCACCGCCGCATGACATCCGCCTACAACCCCGGAGCCCCCGCTGCCACCGTGGCGGGGGCCTTCGGGCACCCTCGAACGGACCCCGACGTGATCACCGATCAGAAGTTCTGCATGTTCCCGGTGGGCGGTCGGGCGTGCGACAACATGGAGGGCAGCCACGCGCGCGGCGCGCTCGGCCACGACTTCCGGGCGCCCCGCACCCGCATCTCGGCCGTGCCGCCGTACGAGCCGGATCGGCAGCAGGAGCCGGTGGACGATCGGCCGCCCGCCGAGGTGTCCACCATCATCCGCGGCGCCCCGAACGAGCTCGCCGAGCCCAACAACCCCATGGCGGTCGCGCGCACCCTCACGCCCGCCCTGACGAAACAGGGCCACTTCACGCTGCGGCACTGGCGCAACCAGTGGATGCGCTGGGAGAGATCCCAGTGGGCCGACGTGGACGACACCGCCGTGCGCTTCCTGCTGTACGGCTTCACCGAGTACGCCACGTACAGCAAGCGGGACCGCAAGAGCGGCGAGCTGGTGGCCGTGCCCTGGAGTCCCAACCGCGGGCGCATCGCGAATCTGATGGAGGCCCTGGCCGCCGTCGTCTACACCGACACTCGCGTTGAGGTCCCCGCGTGGCTCGACGGCGCCGACGGCATGCCGGACGCAACCCGGGTGATCGCCTGCCGCAACGGACTGCTCGACATGTCCAGCCGCCGCCTGCTGCCCCTGACACCGCTGTTCTTCAACAGGGTGAGCGTCCCGTTCGACTACGACGCGCACGCCCCGCAGCCGGCCCGGTGGCTCGGCTTCCTGGCCTCGATCTGGCCGAACGACCCCGACGCCATCACCGCCCTACAGGAGTGGTTCGGGTACGTGCTGTGCGGCCGCACCGACCTCCAAAAGATGCTTCTGGTCGTCGGCCCCATGCGGTCCGGGAAAGGCACTATCGCGCGCACCCTGACGGCGCTGGTCGGCAAGAGCAACATGACCGGCCCGACGATGTCGAGCCTGACGACGAACTTCGGGTTGGCCGATCTGCTCGGCAAGTCCCTGGCCGTCGTCGCTGACGCCCGGCTGCCCCGGCTCGGCGCCGACATCATCGTTGAGCGTCTGCTGACGATCTCCGGCGAGGACACCGTGACCGTCGACCGCAAGCACAAGGATCCGTGGTCCGGCCGGCTGCCCACCCGCGTGATGCTGCTGTCCAACGAACTCCCCGCGTTCCAAGACCAGTCCGGTGCGATCGCGTCCCGGCTGATCGTCTTGACGATGACGGTCTCGAACCTCGGCCGCGAGGACACCACCCTTGAGATGGACCTCCGCCGCGAGCTGCCCGGCATCCTCAATTGGGCACTTGACGGCCTCGACCGGCTGATCGAGCGCGGCCGGTTCGTAGAGCCCGCATCCTCGACTGCCGCTGTGGCCCTGCTCGCCGCCGCAGTCAGCCCCATCAAGGCGTTCTTGGCCGACTGGTGCATCCTCGATCCCTCCCCGGACAGCTACGCCACGAAAGACGACCTCTACCAGGCGTGGCGCGACTGGTGCCGGGACGAGGGGCGCGATCACCCGGGCACGAAGGCCAAGTTCAGCCGGGACCTGTTCGCGGCCGGCGTCGGCATCGAGGAGACCCGCGTACGGATCGGAGCGGTCCGCGTGCAGTCGTACGGCGGGGTCCGGCTCAACCGACCAGCCGGTCAGGGTTGGTCAGGGTCTCGGCCAGGGTTCGGTCAGGGTGGCTAGCCCAGCAAACCCGCAGGTCACAGCGGGCGGTCAGGGTGGTCAGGGTTTTTTTGAGAAGTACGCGTACGAGGGAAGAGAAGTAACGCCGTTCTGCGCGCTCCGCATTGGCCTTGCAGTGCGATTTCACCCTGACCACCCTGACCGGCTCGCCCTGACCTGCACGAACGCTGTCCAGGGCAACCCTGGCCACCCTGACCAGAACCCTGACCACCTTCTTCGAGGCGCCTCGGAAGTGGGCCGCACCCCTGCCGTCCACGCCACGGACACCAGCCCGCGACCACCCTGGCGACCGGTCAGCAGGTGGTCGCGGCCAGATCGCCACCCAGCACCACAAAACCCCAGCTCACACCACACAACCAGCCCACTGCGCCCGCCCGTGCGACCGGTCGCGAGGGCCCCGCGCGCAGGCACACGGACATGTACGGAGACCCAGATGACCACCCCGCCGCACGTCGGCACGGCCAAGGGCTACCCCGGCCGGCCCGAACTCGACGCCGCCAACGCCCGCTTCCGCCGCGCTCTCTCCCACCTCTGGCGTGAGGGCACCCGACACGACGACCCCGACACCCGGGCCGCCGTCGGCCCCCTCGCCGCCGAGGCAGCCGCCACCCTGGCCCGCCTCGCCGACGCAGCCGAGCAGGCCGAGAACAACAGCGCCCGGCACCGCAAGGCGCTCGCCGTGGAAGAGGCCAAGTTCGCCCGGCTGGAGCGCCGCCTCGGCCACCGCATCGGACCGGAGCGCCCTCGTGGCTAGCGCCGAGGAGTTCGGCACGTCCCGCCTGCGGCTGCCACGGGAGGAGCGGCAGGAAGTCGTCGCCTCGCTCCGGGAGTCGGGGCTCAGCACGCGGGCCATCGCGTCGGCAACTGGCATCGCCGATCAGACGGTGCGCGCCGACTTGGCGCAGGTGCGTGAAATCACGCAGGCGTCAGTCACCGGCACGGACGGCAAGACGTATGCGCCCCACCCCGAGCCGAACACGTGGACCCCGGCCGAACCCCCGGCGCCCCCCACGCCGAAGCGGCGCCCGCTCCCCGACGCGTTCGCCACCGCCGTCGTAGACCTCACCCGCGCAGCCGAACGCCTCGCTCGCCTCACCGACGACGACCGGTTCAACCGCCACCTCGATGCCCTAAGCACCACTGAGGCCACCACCAACCGGCAGGAGACCAACCAGCCATGAGCAGCGAACACGTCCAGCGCGCCATGTGGGCGCTCATTGCCGCCGCCGCTGAAGAGCGCACCACCGACATCAGCCCCATCCTCGACACCCTCGACCCCAAGGACTTCGGCAGCCTCACCTACGCCCTCGCCGCCCTCGCCGGCCGTTCCGTCCTGCCCGACATCCTGCGGTACTCCCCGCTCGCCCAGGAGATGACCGCCAACGCCGCCCGCGCCGAGATCCTCAACCTGACCCGGACCGCTGGAGACACCGATGCCTAGTCCCGACCGCACCCCAGCCGCCGTCATCGAACAGGGGGGCGCCTACCTGCCGCCGGACGCCTGCTTCCGGCTGTGGCCGTTCATCCGGCGGGAGTTGG